GGTCAGAGTATAAGAAGCACTAGCACTATGAGGTGGCCCCTTAATAGTAATACCGTGACTGTTTTGCTCGCAATTAAGTACGAACTGACCAGCACCTTTAGTTGAATTACCCTTAAATACTACTTTACCTGATCCGTTTGGATCTAACTCAATAGCCCCATTGCTGGCAGAGATAATATCGTGGCCGTTAACGTCTAAATTACCACCTAGCTGTGGGGAAGTGTCCGCCGCCACATCCGCAATACCTCCTGATGCGTTTTCCCACCCTACACCTGATCCTGTTGAGGTGAGAACTTGTCCATCACTGCCTTGTGCGCCACTGACTGTAAAGTTGACAGTATTTGTAGTTCCAGAAACATCTAGGTTGCCATTAACGTCGATTAAAGTTGATGTTAAATCTATCTCATCATCAGCAGCTATAGATAAGTCGCCATCAGCCGTTGAGCTAATGTGTATAGCAGAGTCTCTAAAAATTAATTTTTTGTCTGTACCTATTGTTGAGTCAGCAGAAGTGGTTATCCCAGCAAATGTAGGGCTGTTAGTGGTAGCTACGCCTTGATTCATTGCCTTTACTGAAGCAATAGATGTAAGCTCTGAGTCCATCAAAGCACCGGCAGCGGTTACGTTAGTTGCATCTGTTACGTCTGCGCTAGCTTCAATACCATCTAGTTTAGTACCATCTGTGGCTACATCACGCCCATCAAAAGTACTGTTAGTTGTAATAGCACCTGTCATAGCTCCACCAGCTTTAGGTAGAGCAGCGTTTGCTGTAGTTCCTTGTGCGGATGTAGCGTAATCTGAAGAGTCAAATGCTTTTACTTGGGCGAGGTTAGTTACTTCAGAGTCCATCAAAGCGCCAGCGGCTGTAACATTAGTTGCATCGGTTACATCAGCATTTGCTTCAATACCGTCTAATTTACTATGGTCTGCGGACTCAAAGGGAACTGACGTTACTCCACCGATAGTTAAAGCATCTGTCTCTAGTGTGCCGTCAACATCTACATCCCCATTAAAATCGACGTTTCCAGAAGCAGCCACAGTAGTAAAACTACCGGCAGCGGGGGTAGAGCCACCGATGGTAGTGCCATCAATAGTACCACCATCAATGTCTGGAGTATTAACGTCAGGACTTGTTAGAGTCTTGTTCGTGAGTGTCTGTGAGCCTGTGAGTGTAGCTACAGTAGCGTCAACAGCTAGGGTTACGGCAGTGCCTGAAGCAGTGGAATCAATGCCTGTGCCGCCTAAGATACCTAGAGACTCAGAGTCTAGGTCAATGTCAATGCTAGCAGAACCATCAGTTACATCAAGATCCTGTACGGTAACCTGTGAATCTACATATGCTTTAATAGACTGTTGTGTAGCAAGTTTTGTGGCGCTGTTAGACGCCATGTTATCTTCGTCTTTAATGCCCGTAACTGTGGCCCCGTCACCACCAATAGAGAGGCTAGCAATGTTACTAATACCTTCTTCTACGTTAGTGCCATCACAGAACACAACCATGTTCTTACCAACAGGTACTGCTATACCTGTACCGCTGGCGGTCTTGACCGTAATTATCTGCGCCGTACTATTTTCAACAATGTAAATTTTCGATGCTGCGGGGCACACAACCGATCCTGCGCCTGTTAACGTCGTACCTGTATCGGTGAGCGTTAATATTGCCGCACGCGCTTCGGATGTGGTGCCGTCTGCGCTGGTTAGCGTATGTGAGTTAGCATTCCACGTATTTATAACCTTACGGCCTGCAACAGCCTCTTCCACCATCGAAGTAATGTTGTTGTTAACCACATCGCCCCATGTACCAGCTAATTCGCCTTGAACTGGTAAAGCGAGTTTTAAAATTGTCGTGTATTGAGTTGTCATCTAAAACCTCATGCGGCTATTTCTTGCCAATTTGGAATTTGGGTCGTATCTACTTTGCCCCAAATGTTTATAGTACCTACGTCCCCTGTTGCGGCTACGCCCGTAACGAGTATACCTGCGTTACCCGACACTACAACATTACCAATACTGCCGGTAGCAGATACTCCTGTTGGGAATTCCGTAATACCAACGCTAACTAATACTGTACCTATTGCTCCTGTAGCTACTACTCCAGTAACACTAGGTATGCTGGTTCCCCAAGCACCTTGCCCCCAACTACCACGATTCCAGCCACTGTCAGCCATGCGCTACTCTCTATGCGATACGGATAATTGCGGTAGACGCACTTGCTGGTGGGAACTGAATCGTAAAATTACCTGAAGTAGATATTTTATCCCCACCAAAAGCCAAAGCGCATACGGCGGGATCACCAGAAACCGAATCATTAAAGATCAAAGCCCCGTTAGCAGTGATCGTCGAGTTAGAAAACGTAAGCTCTGCGAAATTCGTAAGTGCAGTAGTTCCACTTGTTGTTGGGTTTATATTAGTTAGAGCACCGCCGCCTGCGGAGTATCCTGTACCGCTTACTTCATTGGTAGCGGAATAAGCTGTTGTAGCTGCTCCCAAAGTTGCGGAACTTGTATATAACGCCAATTTAAAAGTGTTACCGCCACTCGCTAAAAAATTGTGTTTGGCTTCCATAAGCTCTTTCTTAAAAGAAGTACACATTGCAGTCGTAATAGCCATTATAGATTCCTAATTATGTCTGCCATATCTTTATGGCCTTGACGTTCAAGTTCAACGAACAAAGTGGTTCTATCACTTTTAATTGCCTCTTGTATGCAATGTAAAGCCGTAGCCCTAACTGCTTCCTTAAATGCTTCCGCTTGTTGTGCTATCGCAGGGTGGCAATTGCTACCTATGCTTACGATACGGTCTGCGGCAGATTGTGCCCAGAACGCAGGATCATGTCCACCATTCGACGTGGTGGTAACAATTACATTACCTATTTCCATTTGTGGCGCTTCAATCAACATGTTTTTTAACTAACTGGAATACGGAATTGGCCTGAACGATAGGTGTCTCCTCGCAACTTACCATCGCCTAGAACCTTGAGAAGCCCAAGAGCCTGTACATACATCTTATCGTACAGAGCAACTAGATCAGGCTCGCCCTTCATAAATCGTAAAGCCTCAATTAGTGCCCCGTTTAGCAGGGCAGAATCAAACTCTTCTCCTAACCACGTAGTACCTGCGGTGACTATAGACTGTGGATAATACCCATAGTGCATTTCCATCGTGTACCCACTGTCAGGAGTAGGCCCAAGAATAATAGTGTCGTCGTCGAAGTAGCCGTAGTATTTGGGTAACGCTGTAGCGGTAGGGCTAGGATACGCCTCACGTATAAAATTAACGTCTTTGTTTAGTAAAAACGAGTAGTTACCACTGCCATCTACGACAGCAAGGCTGTACGAGTACAAAAAATCAGTAGGCGTTGACAAATACTTATTACTAGCTGTTACAACACCGACTACATTTTTGCGTAACGCAGGTATCTGTACAGCGTTATATATCTTCTGCTCTGCCTGTTCTGTGAACATAGCAAGCTGGTCATCCGTAAAAGAAGTTTCACAGATGTCCTGAACGTTTGCTTTTAGCTCGGTGTAGTTCATATCTTACGCCATAGGGCCACGGGCCATCGTACCTTTTGTTGCAGCGCCAGTACCACGTACTTTAATACCAGTGGTCTTAACCCCAGACATATCGGGCTTAGGTGCATCTTTTACTTCTACTGGTGTAGGCCATCCTACGGTCTTCACTACTTTTGGTTCTTTCATATTACGACTCTACGTTATTATTACTGTAACTACCCCTATCTGACCCGTTGCTACTAAGTCGTTAGGAGTAAGGTTAAAAGGATCATCCCCCACACCTACGGGGTTCCAACCCCACTGTATCTGTCTACTACTATTAGCCCCAGCTTCTCCCAAACTTTTATCGGGTCTTGGGTCTCTAATAGCCTGCGGATCATCTACTGGAAACTCTCCCAGTTTTAACTGAGGCTGATCTGGGTTCCAACATGAAGGGCACGCTTTTAAATTTGTGTTCTGTCCTTTACGTATTAAGTTCTTTAACTCTCGTAGCTTATACTGAAACCCGCAAATATCACATTCAGCAATAGCTCTTTGTGCTGACGCAAAACGATTAGACATTGCTACGCCCTACCAATGCGAGGTACAAAACGTGCGGATGTCT